GTACCCGACTTAACCGAATTTCTGGAAATTTACGGCTTACCGCTGCGCCTAGGTAAATATCCGGCGGGCGCTGCCGAGCAAGAAAAAGCAACTTTACTGCGTGCGGTCGCCGAGATTGGGCATAACGCGGCGGGCATTGTTCCTGAGGGGATGTTGATTGAATTTCAGAGTGCGGCACAAGGTACGCACGATCCGTTCCAGGCGATGATCGATTGGTGCGAGCGCACGCAATCGAAGGTAATTTTAGGGGGCACGCTCACGAGCCAGGCTGACGGAAAAACAAGCACGAACGCGCTGGGCGACGTACACAACGAGGTACGTCACGACTTATTGGTGTCCGATGCGAGACAAGTTGCGGCCACGATCACAAGAGACCTTATCTGGCCACTGCGCGCGTTAAACATTGCAGGTGCGGATCCTCGACGATCCCCGGCATTTGTGTTTGATGTGCGCCGCGTAGAAGACCTCAATTCGTTTGCGCAAGCGCTACCGTCCTTGGTCAATGCGGGGATGAAAATTCCCGCATCCTGGGCGCACGAAAAATTGAACATCCCTGTGCCGCAGGCGGGAGAAGATATATTGCATGTTGCGGCACAACCCGGCTTTGGCGGCGTCAGTGGGTTCGGGATGATGCGCGGACAGTACAGTGCGTATCCCGTCGCGGCGCTTGCTGCGCGGCCCGACATTGCCAGCGCGCAAGCGGATCGCCTGGCCGATGACGTAGCGCCCGTGATGGACGATTGGATCGATAAAATCCGTGCACTGGTAGATCGCGCCAAATCTCTTGAAGAGCTACGCGAGGGGCTGCTGGCGCTCGCACCCGAGATGGACATCGACCAATTCGCCGATGCAATGCAGCAAGCTTTGACGGCCGCGGCCATGGCCGGGCGCATGGACATTGTCGAGAAGGCAAGTCATGGCTGATCGGGCGCTGCACTCTGCCTATGGGAGATTATCCTTTCGGGAACAGATCGAATTTTTCCGGCGCAAGGTGCCGTTGCCGTCGGATTCGTGGACGCAGCTTTATACGGCGGGCCACGATCATGGGTTTGTCGTCGCCGGTGCAAATCGCGAGAATTTAGTCACCGACTTCATGAAGGCGGTCGATGAGGCGATTGCGCAGGGCAAATCCATCAATTCCTTTAGGAAGAACTTTGATCAGATCGTCGCTGCGCACGGCTGGGACTACAAAGGATCGCGCAACTGGCGCAGCAAGGTGATCTATCAGACGAATTTGAATACCAGCTTTGCGGCGGGGCGGCGTGCGCAGCTCTTGGAGATGACCAAGACGCATCCGTACTGGATGTACGTGCATTCGGATGCAGTCAGGGATCCGCGACCCGAGCACCAAGCGTGGCATGGGATGGTGCTGCGCTGGGACGATCCGTTTTGGAGAACGCACTTTCCGCCCAATGGCTGGGGGTGTCAGTGTGAAGTGCGCGCATTGACCGAGCGCCAGGCGCGCGCCATGGGCAAGAGCGGGCCAGATACTGCACCCAAGATTGCGATGCGGGAAGTGACGATCGGTAGTACCGGGCCGTCGCCGCGCACGGTCAAGGTTCCTGCGGGGATTGATCCGGGGTTTGAGTATGCGCCTGGCGCGACCAGTGCGCGCGGCAGCAACGGGTATCTACAGCGCCAGGCGCAGCAATCCATGTTTACTGCGCCGAATCTGGACGATCCGAGGTGGCGACCGGTGTTCACGACTACGCCTGTGGATTTCGGCAGACCGGAAAAAATGCCTTTGTTTACGCCGCCTACGAACGCGACGCTATACCCCGAATCGGGGGAATCCATGGCGCGGCGTGTCAGACGGGTAATAGGCGCTGACACCAAAACGTATAACGTTCACGGGATGCCCGTGACCATTGACGCGCAAGCCCTGGGCGCACACATTGCCAAAGACCCCAAGCGCGCGGCGCATTTGCCCTTGCTACCTGACTTGCTGCAAGACCCGTGGGAGGTGTGGATCAATCTATACCGCGATGTCCAGACGGGAAAATACGAGCTGCGCAGCCGCTTTATCAAGGCGTATGCTTTGGGAGATGGACAAGGATTGCTTGCTGTAGCGCAGGCCGGGCGGGGATTTTTTGAAGGTTGGACGTTTATGTCGCCCAGGAATTTGAACTACATCAATCGTCAGCGGATGGGGAAGCTTTGGTATGCCGCGCCGGATGTGGCGGGAAAGTGAGAATCTCAACCGCCGGATTCGGTTGGACGATGCGGGTGGACTATAGAGAATCCGGCTCAGTCGCCGCGCATCACCTGGTCTTACCTGCCGGATTCAGGTAGCCGATGCGGGTGGACTGTAGGCAATCCGGGCCAGTCGCCGCGCACCAGAGGTCATTATAGGATAAGGACATGACAACACAAGCGGCTTTCGTTGAGGTCGATCACCAGGCATTTAATCGGGCGCTATCTCGCCTGGCGCGCGCGACTGAACAGCCGGAGCCCGTGCTGCGCGGCATCGGAGAGTATTTGCGCAACAGCACAGCGGATCGGTTTTCGACCCAGACCGATCCCGAGGGTCGGCCGTGGACGCCGCTGTCTGAAGACTACAAGGCGCGTAAAGAGCGCAACACCGACAAGATCCTGACGCTGGGCGGGTATTTGAGGAAGGTCGTATTTCAGGTCGAGGGTGATACGGTGCTGGTGGGCAGTCCCATGGAGTATGCGGCTATCCACCAATTCGGCGGCACGATCCGGCCCAAGAGCGGTAAAGCCCTGGCATTTGGTGGTTGCGTTGTGGCCAGCGTGACGATTCCGGCGCGGCCGTACCTGGGCGTGTCCGATGCCGATGCGGCGGGCATTGAAGATCTGGTGTCTGACTATCTGGCGGGAGCTCTTGACGCCTAAAAAGAGCACATTCCTAAAATCGGCCCTTGGCTGCGTTAAAAGTCTAAACCCTAGCTTGGGTACATCTTTGTAAAAATCCCTGCGTTAACCATGCGTTAAAAACGGTTTAAATGGCATTGGGGGATCGGATCGGGTCTTCGATTTGCGTCCGACAGCCCAAAGCAGCGTTACCCCCCTTCAAAACCGCCCCGAATCGTACTGAAGCGTTTCATCTGGTTTGCGGTTGTTTGCCCCGGCACCATGTCGGTATGGCAACGCAAACGAAATCCCCCAAATCCGAACTGGCCGCCTGGCGCGTGGCGGCGCTGACTGTGGCGTTATCCGGCGCGGATACGGCTGCGGGCGAAATCCAGTTGTTTCCGGCGGGAGAATTTCGCACGACCGACGGCAGCGGCAGACCCGAGGATGTAGACGCTTGGCGTATGGATAGCGACATTGCCACAGCACTGATCGCGCAGGTTGCGGCTGCGGGCAGAGACATCGTCATTGATTACGAGCACCAGACCTTGGCTGCGCAAGAAAACGGTCAACCTGCGCCAGCGGCGGGTTGGATACGCGAGCTCATTTGGCGAGACGGTCAGGGGCTGTATGCGGCGGTGGACTGGACGGCGCGGGCGCGCGAGTTCATTGCCAATGGCGAGTACCGCTACATATCCCCGGTGTTTCCGTACGACAAGACGGGGCGGCCTTTGGACGTGTTGCACGTGGCGCTGACGAATTATCCGGCCTTGACCGGGATGGACGAAGTGCGGCTAGCGGCGGCAAGTCGTCTGGCGGCATTAATTGATTTTCAACCCCGAGAGGAAATCCCCATGGATGCGTTATTGAAGGCGTTGTTTGCGCTGCTTGGTTTATCTGAGGATGCGAGCGAAGAGGAGGCACTGGCCAAGCTTGGCGAATTTGCCGAGCGTGTTAAGGCAACTGAGGTCAAGGTCGAGGAGCTCACCGCCGAAGAGCAAAAGAAGGACGAAGAGATTGCGGCCCTGAAGGCGCAGCCCAAGATTGATCCTGCGCGCTGGGTTCCTGCGCAGGTCGTGGCCGATCTGCAAAAACAGGTCAATGAATTGAGTGCCACGCATACAGCGCGCGAGGTCGATGAGGTTGTGACAGCGGCGCTTGCAGCCAAGAAATTAACGCCAGCGCTTGAGCCCTGGGCGCGAGACCTGGGCAAGCAGAACATTGCGGCGCTGCGCGCGTTTGTCGATCAGGCGGCCCCGATTGCGGCCTTGACGGGGCAGCAGACGGCGGGCGTCAAGGTGGGCGACAAGACCGTCGCGCTAGATGAGTCTGAACTTGCCGTATGTCGCGCGCTGGGGATTTCCCCCGAGGCGTGGGCCAAACAGCAAACCAAACAACAAGGGGTGTGACATGGCATTGACACAAGATCGGGAAACGCTGCGCCGCGATGGACGTGTGTTCATGTTGATGGTGGCGGCGGACACGAGAATTTTTGCGGGTGCAATGGTTGGGTTGACGGCGACAGGTCACGCAGTTCCTGCGGGATCAAGCGCGGTTGTGAACATCGTAGGCGTGGCGCAGGAGCAAGCGGATAACCGCAACGATCACGAAGGTGCGCGTTTTATCAACGTCAGTCGCGGCACGTTCGCGTTCAAACAAAGCGGCACGGCCATCACCAGGGCGCATGTCGGCAAGGCTGTGACGGCGGTCGATGACGAGACGGTATCGCTGATTGATCCGAACGCCAATCCGCCGCAGGTCATCGCTGGCATCGTTCGCGACGTTGATAGCGACGGCGTGTGGGTCGAATTTTAAAGAACGGGGAGTTTTTCATGATCATCAACCAACAGAATCTGACGGCCCTATTCAAGGGTTTTAACTTGACCTTTCAGCAGGCGTTTGAAGGTGCGACTTCGACGTGGGAGCAGGTCGCAACGCCGATTCCGTCCACCACGGCCGAGAACATTTATCCGTGGCTGGGGCAGTCCACGCAATTCCGAGAGTGGATCGGCGAGCGTGTCTATCAAAGCCTGAAACTGCACGACTACCGCATCAAGAACAAGACGTTCGAGAACACGATTGCGGTGCCGCGCGAAACCATCGAGGACGATCAGTACGGGGTGTTTACGCCCATGGTCGCGCAGCTTGGGCAGGATGCGAAGGAACACCCAGATTTGCTGATTTTTAATTTGCTTAAAAACGGATTCGCTACCCCCTGCTACGACGGCCAGTACTTTTTTGATACGGATCATCCGGTGGGTTCTACCGGCGCACAAGTGTCGGTGAGCAATTTCCAGGGCGGTAGTGGTCGGCCGTGGTTTCTGCTGGATACGAACCGAGTCATTAAACCGCTGATTCTGCAAAAGCGCCGGGATTACGCGTTCGTCTCCAAACAGGATCCGGCGGACGAGAACGTTTTTAATCGCAACGAATTCGTCTACGGAACCGATGGCCGCTGCAATGTGGGTTACAGCCTGTGGCAATTGGCGTACGCCAGCCGTGAGCCGCTTGATGCGAATGCGTTTAACGATGCGTATGCGGCAATGCAGTCATTCAAGGGTGATCACGGCCGACCACTCGGCATTCGTCCGAAGCTGCTGATTGTTGGCCCGCAGGATCGGGCGGCGGCGCTCGAAGTGGTTAAGGCCGAGCGAAACGCGGCGGGTGCGACCAACATCAATCGCGACGTGGTCGATGTAGTGTCCACGGCGTGGCTGGCCTGATTGGAGGGATATGCCATGACGACGATGACGATATTGCGCGTAGTCGCTAAGCGAGACGGTTTTAGGAGAGCCGGGTTTGTGTTTGGGTCGCAACCGCGCGACGTGCCGCTCGATGCGTTGACTGATGCGCAGCGCACAGCGATTGTGCGCGATCCGATGTTGCTGGCAACCGAGGTCGAGATAGCGGATCACACCGAAGCCTTGGCCGATGCCCCGAATCTGGGCACGGGGCAAGCAAGTGCGATTGATCCTAGCGCGCATGCTGCACTGAAGCTTCCTGTTGCTGGTCGCAAGCGCAAATAGGAGCTTGTGATGGCTTACGCCACAGCGTCCGACATGATCCGCCAATTTGGCGAGACCGAGGTCTTCTCTCTTACCGATCCCGAGCATACGGGGCAAATCGATCAAAACGTGTTAGAAGGCGCTCTGATCGATGCCAGCGCCGAGATCGACAGCTATCTGGCGGGTCGCTACAAAAACCTGCCTTTGATCCCCGTGCCGCGCAATCTTGTACGGCTGTGCTGCAACATGGCGCGGTATCACTTGGTGGGGACGAACCGTCTGGAAACCGACAAGATCAAGGATCGATACGATGCGGCGATCCGATATCTGGAATTTGTAGCTGCGGGCAAGGTGACGATTGGCCCGCCTGAAGGGGGACTACCCACGCCAGATCCTGTGGGGTCGGTGCAGTTCGTGGGCGGTGGCAAAGTGTTTGGGCGCGATCAACACGGCGGGGTGATGTGATGGCGGCGCAACCTGTCGTGTGTGTTGAAGCGATTGAGGCCGCCATCATCGTACGCCTACGTGCAGGGCTTGGCCGCATGGTGCGCCAGGTCGATAGTTATGGCGGCGAGTTTGACGACGGTTTACCGCAAGTGATTCGCCAATTCCCTGCGGCGTGGGTCACGTTCGCTGGCGTCATGGGCACGCGACCGCAAAGCACATCGCGCGTGCGCTACATCGTACGCGGTCGCTTCGTGGTGATGGTAGGAGATAGAAGCGTGCGCGCAGCCGCAAGCCGACGCGGCACGGGCGATCCTGGCACCTACACCTTGCAGCACGCCGTGCGCCGCCTTCTCGCCAATCAGGATTTGGGGCTTGATGGCGTTGATGTATTGCAACCGGGAGCTGTGCGCACGCTCTTTAACGGGACGATTCAGAGCCATGGATTCTCAATCTTCGCGTGCGAGTTCGATACCGCCTGGCGAGAAGAACCCCTACCGGTTGGGCACTGGCCTTCTCCTGACGCTTCAAATCCCGATGACCCAGATACGCTGTTTGCGACGTACCAGGGTCAGCTTGATCCTCCGTATCCAGAGATGACGCACGTGCGTCTGGATCACCGTCTATCTACAACTGCCAGCGACGAAGCCCCCGATGCGTCTGACCTGGTGACACTGAAAGGGTAAATATGGACACCATCACCGTTAAAGCAGTTGCGGGTCTTTGCGTGCCGCGTGAAGACAACCATCGAACGTACATCACCGAGGCCGAGGTGGTGACTGTGCCTACCAGCGCGTATTACCTGCGCCGCCTCAATGAGGGCGATTTGGTGCAGGTTGAACCGCCTAAACCCAAAAAGCCCAGCAAATCTGAGGGAGAACAATAATGGCCAGTCCCAATGTTTCGTTTGACCGGATTCCGTCAAGCGTCAGAAAACCCGGCAAGTATTTTGAGTTCAATACCAAGTTGGCTAAACGTAGTCTGCCGACGAACTTGCAGCGCGTGCTATTAGTCGGCCAACGATTAGCAGGTGGCACGGTCGCGGCTTTGACTCCTGTGAATGTTTTTAGTGATGATGAGGCGGCGACGTACTTTGGGCGCGGTTCGATTGCGCACCGCATGGTTGCGGCTGCGATCACCGCGAACCGCTACGCGCAGATTACGGTCGTCGCGGTCAATGACGAT